TCAGTATCTTCTTGTGTTTCAGTATCTTCTTGTGTATTAGTGGCTACTTCTATCTGAGGATCTTCTACCTGCGTTTCTTCTTCTAACTCTTGCTGTCTTTCCATATTACGACGCCTTAACTCTTCTTCAGTTTCAGGTATCTCTCTTTCAGAATCTTCCTGTAATTCTACTTCAGGTATTTCTGGAGTTCTAGTAGCGTCTGGCACTTCTTCTTGTACTTCTGTTACTATTGGAGGAGCTGGAGGCGGAACAGGTGATGGAGTAACATAATCAGGAGTTTGTTGTGTAACAGTATCTGCGTCTACTTGCTGCTCAACCCCTTCATTATCTGTATATAATATTACATCTTTACCGTTTATGTTTTGTAGTCTTGCTGTTGGACCAAATACACGTTGAGCTTCTGTTTGATCTACTACATAATCACTTTCTTCAACATCTTGTGGCGTTGCTATTTCATTTGACATGCCATCAATTTCTGTATCAGTTTCTGGTTGTGGCACAACATCTTCATCAGGAGTAAATACAGGCGGCTGTGAAACAGGAACGTCTTGTCCAGATTCTGTTTGATCTGAAACACCTACTGTACCCCCTTCAGACTCTATTTGTCTTTCAGCATTAATAGCATCATCAACTTTTGTAATAGGCTCTCTTAAAATGTTACCATCACCAAAATCTACAACAACTTCATCTCCATCAATTGTAACGTTGTCTGTATCATAATAATCTTTATAGTCTTGTAAAGTATTTGATTGTTGATATTTAATAAACTCTTCATCATAATTTGCTGCAGATGCTGCTAACTTTGGGTCCATAACAGAATCTGGCTCATTAGGATTAAAATACTTTTTTCGCATTTTTTTTTCATCACTATTTTCATTCAGCTCTTCTGCAGTCCAATTTTCATATTTCTTGTAATATCTTAAATTAAACTCAGCAGCTACATCACCATCTGTTTTAACTGCTTCTAACAAATCTTCTGCGCTATCATAACCCATTTCTCTAGCTAAAGCTTTGAACCTTCTTCTAGCTTGTTTTGGTTTTAGTGCGCCCAAAGTTTTACCATTAGTTTTAACTCCTGGTGTTAATTGCAATAAACCAAAACCTCCAGCAAACTTTTCATTTTCATCTGCAGCATATTGCACTCCTAATCTTTGTTCATTTGTTAAAGCATCATAATCTTCTTTTGTTTTAGGTGGAGGGCCTTTTAACCATTTATCTAGATTATTATTTGCACTAATTAAATAAGGTGTTCCATCGCTAGCATATTTATTTTGTCTTAGTTGATCAAATTTAAAAGCTTTTTCTCTTAAACTACCATCATCTAATCCAGTTTCAACATGCATGTTAATCATCATAGATCTGACTGCTTCATCAGAAATACCAGGATACACTTCTCTAATCTTATCTTCTAAATTTTTTCTATCAATAGCTGCCATTAACTCATATATTTATCTACCAAACCTTCTGTTTGTTGTTCGTATTCGTAATTAGAAAGAAATTGATCTCTGTTTTCTCTGTATTCAGCAAGAGTGTCTCTATAGTTTTGTACTATTGCATCTTGCGCTTCTTTTTGTTTTTGCAATTCCCTAGCTTTATCTCTTCTTTTTTTACCTCTTAATAATGAAAATACAGCAGCCGCTACAGCTACAGGCAAGACAGGCGCAGACAACAAACTAGCAAGCATAACACCTGTACCAGCTCCTGAGGCAGCTGTACCGACAGTTTCACCAACATTCATTGTTGTTGGATCATCATCGTCTGCAAAGTATTTTAAAGCCTCTCCACCAACTTTTAAAGCTAATCCTGTTCCTGGCTTTATTGTTGCCTCTCCACCAGTTGGACCTACACCCTCTACATAATTTTCACCGTATATAGATTGTAAAGTGTCAGCCTCCTTATAAAACATAGGTTGTATTTTATCTGCAATATCAGAATACAAAGAAGCATCTTTGCCTTCAAAAAATTTATATGCTGTATCTGCAGTTTTATATACAGCTGCGCCAGTCTCAGCTATTTCTTGTGCGCTCATACCATATTGTATAGGATCTACTTCTCTATTAACAATACTTTGTGGATCTTCAAATTGTAACTGCTCTGTGTAAATAGGTGATTTACGTTTGTTGCTTTCATTATTAACATTCTCATCTAAGCCTAATTCATTAGACATATCAGAATATAAATTTTCGTAATATCTATTTGCCATTAATTAAAAGATTTTCTAAATTTTGCAGTTATTGCAAAGATATTAAATTTTTTGTGTGTTCTTGACACTAGTTTAACATTTAAATAACTACCTACTATTCTGCTAGAAATTAACTTGTTAGTTTTTTCAGTTAAACTATTAATATAATCGATGTTATATTCAGTATCAGAATCATAATCCATATTAAATAAATTATCATTTATTTTGTTTTCAGAAACAGGAACATTCAAAACACCTTCTCTATATTTATGATTTAATAGTTGACTTGTATAAACATCTAATTTGTCTGAAAAATATTGTATATCTTCTGTTGTTGTATTACCTTCATTATCTCCTAATTTATTTAACAACTCAAGCTTATCATAAAATTTATAAGTAGTGTTATTGTTAAATACATCAGTACTGTAGGTTATCTTATCAAACAATGATGAAAAAGACGTATTTTCTACTTGTGTATACGCTCCTTGTTCATACTGTGTCAATTCATAAGAATAATAAGCATCAGAATTAGACTGCAATGCAGGCATTATATTTTTAACAGAATTTGTATTATAATACCAAGATAAATTTACTTGATCTGTTATTGTGTTATCTAATCTATTTAATTTATAAACTTCTCTAACTCCAGAAAGTGTGCTATCTTCACCGTAAACAATATATCCATTTCTATCTATAGAATTATAAATACCATTATTTATTACATTATCTGCAGTAACATGTATATTAACATTGTCGTATTTTTTATTTACAGTAGAAAAATCATTAATAGAAGCCTCAAATATAACAGGATAAATTCTTTTTAAATGATGTCTAGAAAATCCTTTTTCTATATAATACTGATAGGTATTATACTGATATCCATCAATATCATGTCCAGTAGATGTATATGATTTAGGATATTCTGTAAATATATTATCATAACCGTCAAAAACAAATAATGGATTAGGTGATGTAAAATCGCTTGCTGAATGAACCCAAGCTGCATCTGAATCATTAATTTGCATTAAATTGGCATCTTCATTGTAAAGAATATTTTTTTCTTCACTACCATTTAACATCCAAAGCTGCACAGACCCTTGTTTTAATCTATTAGATCCGTATCTATAAATGTCTTTATAATCCATAGAATCTTCATGACTATAATTAGCAATAGTTGTACCTGCTAAAGATGTTGGATATGCAGTTATACTTACATTCCACTCTGTAAATACTTGCCTGTTAGCTGTAGAATATACATATCCATTATGATTTATCCATTGCGAAGGAGTATAGTCAGACCAAGTAACAAACGTGTCTAACTCTTCATTATATATTAATGTGTTATTGAATCTAAGTCTATCAGCATATCCTATATTAGCATTATCATTAATCCAAGGATTAAAGGCTCTTGTTTGTAATGATCCTGAACTTTCATCTTTAAAAACGTTGTCTTTATAGCTTGATAATGTTTTTCTAACGCTTAAATCATGTTTAGCCTCGTTATCAACTCTGTCTTGCTTATCAATTCTAGCCCCATCTAATATAGTGTAAATTAAATTTCTTTTCTTTTTATCAAACGTTCCGTGTATACCAATAAAACGCAACGGCATATCATTATGATAAATTCGATCTTCAATATGACCAGTACCATACACTTGTTCGTTTTTATATTTTTGATATACTTTTAATCTACCTAAATTTAAATATTTGTTTAATTTATTTTTGATACCTTTTTCATCGCTAAGAACACGCAAACCCTTACCTTCAATAAACTGTAATATTTTTTCATTGTCTACGTCAAAGAAATATAAAGCTTTATCACTATTAACTATACTATTAATATGTCTTGTTCCGTATACATTAGATATATACATTTCTGTTTCTAATATATTTCCTTGCCCTGTAAAAATAGAATCACCTGTAGCATCATCCTTAACAAAAGTTCTAGGATTAATTACTAATTTACCAAAAGCTTTTTCTTGTGTAAAATATATCTCATTGTTATGATTTATTAACCCTGTTATTTCACCAAATGTACCCTCTACATCGTGAAAATTTAAATAAGGAAAAGATCTAAATGCATCAGTTGGCTCTCCTGTTAATTTAGTTTGAGAGTATGCTATTTCGTAAGGTAGATTTTTTATATCACAATCTGATTCTTTGACAGAAACAAATCGTTTTAAATTCTTTTCTTGAGAATACACAGGATTATATAACCAATCATTACTAACAGGCAAATTGTCTTGATCAAAACCCTCTTCGTGATCTCCATTACCTAAATGTAATCCTGACCTCATTTGTGTATTTACAAAAGATTCTACAGGAAATATTAAAAATTTTGTAGCTGAGTTTGCTGGATATGGAGATGTGGTTACTTGGTGTGAATACATTGTAACAAAAGTATCTCCACCAAAAACTATAGAAGTGTGACCTTCTGTATCTACATTTATAGGATGATAATGTCCGCAAGAATTGTAAACAGTTTCTTCTATACTTTGTTTTGTATTTCCGCCGTATTGGTCAACTAGCTCTCTTACTATGTTAGCTGAAACTATATATGGTATTTTTTTATTTTTTGCATAATTCATTCCTTTTTTACTACCATTACTAGCCCACCAATTTTGTTCGCTTATTACTCTAGCAATATCTATAGTTCCTGAAAATCTATTATAAGATGTAGATCTACTACTATATAAACTTGATAAGCTTGTTGGAGTTGTTTTTGCAATATTTAAAATAATACCTCTTGTTCCTCTCATTAACTGAGAAACTGTATCTGTGCTATATTGATTTATATCTAAATCTCTATGAGCTTGTCCTGGCATTAAACCATTTGTAAATCCACCAGTATAATCTTTGCTTTGTACAGTACATGAAAAATTAGTACCATCTATATTACCAGCATTTTTTGTGCCATCCGTATTCCAACTTGCACTTCCACTAGACATCCACGCAAATCCTAAAGTGTGATTTGAAAAACCTGACGTATTAAAACCTGTTGGAAAAGAGGTAGCTTTAGAATCTTCAAAAAATTCTTTACCTATAATTTCACCATCTGTAATTTCTTTAGAGTTTCCTAATTCAAAATAATTACCTAAGTTTTTACAATTAGCGTAATAGTCAGTTATTCCAGATCCTAAATATTCTGTTGAAAAAGGATCGTTTTGTCCTGCCCCGTAATCACCACTTGTTCCTTGTATTCCAGCACCGCTTGGTCTATTTCCTGTAGCAGATCCTAATGTATGTGTGTTACTAGGCACATTCATCATAGAGTTATCAGTTTTAGTAACATATTGGACTTTACCATTACTATTAAAATAACTATTAGAAGCATCTCCTGTAGCTAAATCACTTAAATGTTGGTGTAATTGTGTGTCATATACAGCAAAAACTGCACTATGAGCTGTTGCTCTTTGATCAGATTCTGCTACTTTTTTTGTTGTAAAATAATCGCCTTTATCAGAACCAGCATTCCATCCTCCGTATTGAAACCCTACACTAACCTCATTTATTGATGTATCTATAGAAGGATAATCAGAAGTATTAAAAGTTCTAGTAACTCCTGTAGCATTACCGTATTCATTAGTAGCTTCTATTTCTGGATCTGATTTAACTCTAATTTTATCTACAGCTTTTAATGTAGATATTATACTTAGTCTATTACCATTAACATGTTGATAAGGCCTTACACCAAAAGCGCTGTCAGGAGAATACATTACCCAAGTATTTAAGCATATATGCCTTGTATTTCCTGTGGTTCCAGACCTTTTATAAGTCCCCCATGCATCATATCCAAAATATCTAGAAGTAGTGTAATTAGTGTCTGCTCCTCCTGCACTAGAATAAAATCCATCTTGATCTTTTCTTAACAACACAGATGTTGCTGCATTAGAAGTATCTATATATTCATTAGCAGCAGTTCCATCTCCACCGCTACCATCTAAATTGTTTTGGTAATAATTTAATCCAATATATCCACCTAATAATGTTTCGTATTCAGGCCATAATGGATTTGTTTCATCTGTTTCTGAACCTAAGTTTGTTAAACTTGTTGATGGCGAATATTTAAATGAATATTGATTTCTTGCTGGTTTTCTAGAATAATATACAGTTTGTGCTAATGCTCCTTGTTGTAGAACGCTTCTATCGTTTTCAGTTCTTTCTGCTCTAACTACTTTAAAGCCAGATATTTTATTTCTTACCTCTTGAGGTATTTTAAATTCAAATACAAGTCCTAAATCATAAGTGTAATGATTTGTTACGCCAGGAGGACTAAAAAACATATTATTTTTTTCAAAAGAACTAGATGCACCCGTTGATCCGTTATCAGAAAAAGTTTGATCAAATTTATTATGTTTATTTACGTATCCAGGAACTTGCATAGCAGAGCTAGAAGACATTCTATAATCAATAGAATATGTATCATCTTCATATAAATCATCTCTTAATACACTATCCCATGTATAATTATCAATTTTTCTTCTGTAATATCTGTCAGAGTGATATGGCATTTGTATATCGCCTATCCACAAAACATTACCTGGATTTCCAGCTTTATCATATACCAACACTCCAAATCTATATGTTTCTCCTCTTTGGAACCCTCTTCTACTTCCTGCACTAACCATATCTTTAGCACCACCAATATTAGATAAGCTTAATTTATAGTTATTGCTATTATTGCTACTATTAATATCTGTGTATGAGTCAGTATATAAATTTGTAGCTTCAGAAGAATATGACCCGTAAGTTAAATCATTACTCTTTCCTTTGTTGTTTTTATTTTCTGAAAGTTTTCTTAAATTATAAAAAGATACTCTACATCCCCCTAATCCATTTTTTAGAGCATATGCACTATCTGTATCTAAAAAACCATATGACATCGCTCCTAAAACAGGCTTATCTGTAATCTCAGGCATATATCTATGTGATTGACTACAAGCTTTATAAGAATTACTAAAATCCCATTTTTTGTAAGAACCCGCTTGATATAATTCAAATGGATTACCAGAGCTATCTAGTGTATAATCTTTTACTTCTGTGTCTGTTGTTGTTAAAACACCAACTACAGAACTGCTACCTGTACTAAGATTGTGTAAAGAACATCTTCTAACTCTAACATTCCATTCTTTTTCACTAACTACATTTTGTATACTTCTTAAATTTGCAGCAAATAAAATATTATCTTTTACAGCAATATCCTTACAAAGATCCCAGGTATTAGAAGGTATTAAAACCTCAGTTAAGCCTAAAGGTATTTCAGGCTTCATAGAGCTATGTGTAAACACCATGCTACTACCTGTAATAGATTTTTCTCCTATCTTAGAAACAACAGGCGCATTATCTAAATCTTGATAATAAATAGAATAAAATTCTACAGAATCATATCTTTCGTCTAACTCACCTACTTTTATTTGTAAACCATAACTAGTGGGTAATCCAGAATTAGATCCATAATAAGTAGCAGATCCAGCTAATGACTTATTAGAAACATGATATATATCGCTAATTGGTGATATGCCTGAAACTGCTCCATCATCTGTTTTGTATTTAAAAGCATATGCATAAACACCTGACAATAATGATCCAGGTATCGTTTTATCAACTAAAGGCTGATTAAAAGAAGCTTGTGGCTTTACATCTAACTCATTAGGATCTAATGTTGTTAAAGTAGAGCTTTTTAAAGATAAAGTTCTTAGTGGATTTTTATTGTCTGTCCAATAAACTCTTGTCAAGCATTCATTTTCTACTAGACCTTCAACTCTACACAATATAGTTGGGTCCATGTTTATATTAGGCAGCTCAGCGCCACCATTAGCATTAAAACTTACTCTTAAATCTTTAACTGTTAAAACCTCGCCGTTATTGTCAAAATCTAACAACAAAAATTGTGTTCTGAAATCAGATTCGTTTTCACTAAATTTAGTAATACCACAAACAATTAAAAACAATTGATTTTTAAAAGAATAATGACCTACAATATTACCAGCAAAATCTTGTTGATTTAGGTTTGTATCTGTATTGTCTTCTTGAGGGCCATAATATTCTATACTACTTGTATTGTAATTATAAAATCCAAAATTGCCTTGTTTATCTTTACCAAAATATTCTAATAAATCTACAATCTTTCTGTTTCCATTTGCATTTTCTACAGTTAATGAAGTGCCGTCTAAATTTATTAAACTAATGTTACGAGCGTACCTGTAAGTTGTTTTAGGCTGCAACCTAGGATCAGGATCAGAAACCATACCTCCATAAAAACCTGAAGGTTTAGTTATTTGATTTTTCCTTTTTTGTTTTTTATTATCTTGCTTATTGGTAGCCATTAATAGTTATTTAAACCGTCATACAATCTAGGTCTAGTTTTAGAGTTCCAAACCTTACCTATTTTTAATAATTCAGATGAATTTGGCATATTATCATCTCCACGAACTTTACCACACAACTGATACCATCTTCTTTCTAAATCTTTAATAATATATTGTGGTGTTTCGCCAGAATAATACGTAATTAATTTATGCTTCCACATAATATAAGATGCAACAGCTTCTTCGTGCCCTTGTTTTACCATTGGATAACCTTCTTCTGACATAGGAACAGCTAAATAACTTACTGTAACATCTTTTGTATATGTATTAGTCAAGTTTAATCTATTACCGTTAACATAATATTTGTTACTGTTTTCTGATACAGAAGATCTAAATTGTGAGCTTGTAGGAAATATAATAGTGCCTCCAGCTTTAACTGACAACATTTTAACCATATTATCAGGCAATCTAACTTGGTTATTGTGATACATCTCTTTACCTCCTGCAAAAGCAGTTACTTTGCCTATATCAGAATCTAGTGTCAAGTGATTACCCCAATCACCATTTTCTTGACAAGTTAGTGTTAATACAAAACCACTTGTACTAGCCTTTAAGCCTTGGATATTATCATACAATGATTTGTTTATAACATCTACCGCTTCTTGTAAAGTTAAGTATACAGTAGACTTTATATCAATGTAAAAATCATCACCTACTATAGTGCTACTTACAAAAAAGAATCTAGTTCCGTTTATGTCTATGTATGACATATCTGTAGGATTTGTTGCAATCTCTATAGATCCAACAGCTGCTTCTGGAGTACTAGAATAAACTATCTCTTTTTGTAAAAATGTTTTATTACTTCCAATATATTGCTCTGCTTCAAAAGCCCACTCTGCCCAAGCATCTATATTGTTAGTATAATTTTCTAAACCTAGATTTCTAGATACATTATTAAAAACTCTGTGTACAGGTACAAACATATTTTATAATTTATTCTGACGCTACAAACAATTCTACATTTTGATTGTTGTGTCCAGCTTTAACTTTTAATGTAGCGACATTATCAAAAGTTGATCCACCTACTGTTCCTTCAACTTTTGTAGTTGTATAAACTACAGAACAACCTGGAGCTACTGAAGTATATGCTGCATCTGAACCACTATCCTCAAATCCAACTTGTAAATTTTGTGCTGAATCTAAATTTGTAACTCTAATATATTTTACATCACCTAATTTGTAAGTACCTGCAGATTCTGTTGTATCAAAATTAGCTATTGTTGTAACGTTAGTATTAGCCAATTTAACAATCCTTTTGTCTACATTAACTATATCTGCAAAACTCATTGTAGTAGTTTGCGCAAAGTCTAAGCTATCAGCAGCAGTACTGTTAGCTACATTTAGCGATTCAGTTATAGTAACTGTTAATGCTGATCCTGTTAATTTAGTTGCCATTTTATAATTCTTTAATTAAATTTTTAACCTTTGTTAAAGGCATTATTTTGCAATTTTTATATTTATGTGGTCTTACCCATATTATCTTATAATAATAATCATCCAATATAGGAACCTTATATATTACCTTTTCTCCTTTTTTATTAGACTCATTCAAATCAATTCTATAATGAAAAGCTCTTTTATGTTCTTTTTTGTCTAAATAAATATACCCCATCTTATTTGGTAGATGTACAAGCTCTAATCTTGTTACTACATCTCTAAATAATATTTCAAAAAACCTTTTAACGATAGCGTAATACTTACTGTAAGGTAAATCTATATCACTATCATTATATATCTTTCTAACTGTTACGTACTTGTCTTTGTACTTGCGGCTGAACAATCTTTGTTGTATCTGAGTTATCACTTATTGTATCGGTTGGTACTCTTAATGTAAAATTCAATTCTTTTTGCAATATTCTTTCTATAAGAACATTTACTAATGATTGTTGTAATGGATATGTTTGATCATCATTCCATCCAGACATTTTTGTAGGATCAGACAATAATAAATCAGCATAAATTAAATATCTTATTGGATCTTCATATCCATTTGTATCACTTTTAAAAACAGACTTAACATAACCTATATTCAATTGATCTATATTATTATTGCTTCTAGGTCTACTTACAAAAGCTGAAACGCTATGTTTAGAAAATCTATTGTATTGTTTGTTTTCCCATTCATTGCGAGATAATATAGGAATATCTACAGATCCATGATTTTGATATAAATTATCTTGAGTCTTTCTATACCTCAAATTTTTAATACCACTACCATCAATATTAATAACATTTGGCATATTTAATACAAAAATACCATAATCATCATGTCTTCTTTTAAAATTATTATCGTAATGATTTGATCCGTAAAAACTTTCGTTTATAGTTAATTGCGAGTTAGGTGTTATCCCAGCTAAACTAGCTGTTCTATTAGAATAAGCTATTAACTGGATAGAGCTATTAGTTGTAGCTGTAGGATCTGCTGTAACAGCTGCTGCTGTTTCATCTTCTTCTGTTACAGGATCATCTTCTATAGCTTCAGTTATTATAGTGTCGTCTGCTGTAGTATTTATGTAATTTGCCCATTGACCTCTTGTCGCAAAAGCATCGTTAGATTGATCAAAAAGAATAGATTGAAAATTACTATAGTTTAATTCTTTTCCTTCGGCAGATATTTCTTTTAACATCATAGCTCTATGATAATGTATCCAAAATTTAATCTGCTCAATATTTACATTTTGCTCAGAATTACTTTTACCACCATAAGCTAATCTTTTGATGTTGTATGCTATTTCATTTAATGTTGCCATATGTTTTACAAAAATACTTAAAATTACTAGAAACAACAATAGGCCCTTGCACTAAATAAATTAGTACTTAGACCTATCATTGAGCAGAGAGCAAAAAAGCTCTTTATTTCGGTCTGCTTTGCTCTATCTCTGCACTACTTACTAACACGCTGTCGCTCTCTGTATTTACCATCATTTTTCTTACAGCTAAATTTATAATTTCGCTTAGATAAATTTCAGGAACTGTTTTTACAACAGAAGGTTCAGATCCACTTAAATCTATAGTGTCAAATATAGATGTAATCTTAGGACTAGATAAATATGTATAATTTAAGCTAGGCGAATCGTCATTAACTTCTATTGAACCATTTTTTACTGTTGCAATACTATTTTTATTAAAAGGATCTCCACTATGTACATTAGACTCATATTGTTTAATGCCAACAATTTCTAACTCTTTACTATTATTTAAAACACTTATTAAATGCAAATAATCGTTAGGTAATTGTGCGTTAGTATCCGTTTTAACAAAAGCTTGTAATGCGTCTCTAGACACTTGGCTTTTATCATACTCTGAATAATGTTTATTAATAAAAGAATGTAAAGCTTCTTTTAAAAATTCTATTTTTTCTTCAGAGCTATAATATGGTTGTTCTGCTTTATCTAAAAGCAAATCCATAGTAGCTAAAGCATCTGTTATACGCATTATTTACTTTTTTTAGTAGATTTAATTTTTTCTGCAACAACTTCTTTGTTACCTCTTAATTCATTACGCAATAAAGCATAGATGTCTTTGTTGTTTTTCAACCACTCTATAGCAGCCTCATCAGTTAGACCCATGCTATTAGATCCGTATTTCCATACATCATTAATATATGCTATAATGCCTTTCTCTGCAGCTTTCTTTAAGAAAACATAATAGTCCTTGTCTTTGTTGTTATAAAGAGCTAAGAACTTGTCTGGATATGTATTAGCATACTGCAATACTCTTGCTTTTCTAATAATGTCATCAAAGTTTTGTGATATACCAATTAATCTTGCCATATCATCATACTCTGCTGGTGTCATAGATGTTGCTGTTGTTACTGCTTCTGCAGATGCAATAGCTTTAGCAGCGTTTTCTTGCTCACCTTTTCTAGAATCAACAAAAGTAAATCCACCTCTTTTTACAGCTGGATGTTCTTGTAGGTAATCCCACACTCTTTTGTCGTGTTCATTTTCTAAATCAAAACCTTGCATTGCATTGTTAAGCTCCCACTTTTCCATAGGATTTCCATCTGGATCTAACAATGTTACTGTTTTTCCTTCTTTGTTTTTGTAAGCAGCAAAAGATGCGTAGTTAAACTTTTTGTGATCTTTCGCTTTAATGTAAACTAAATGTGCCATTTTTTTTGGTTTTTAATTAATTACTCTCCTGTGTTTTTGGTTTCAGAGTAAACTTTTCTTCTACCTCTTTCGTCAGTAGAAATGTATTTTTTCTGATACCCTCTGTTACCCCACTTAATCCCTGGAGTTAGGTTTATAGAAGAATTAAAGTGTTTGTCCTTTTTTTCTTCTTGCGGTAAGTCGTTAACGTCGACTAATTTACCATTTATTAATTTATATATTGCCATTCTTAAATAAATTTAGGAGAGGCATAAAGCCCCTCCCTCATTATATAATTTTACGCAAAGACTACACCAGCATCATCTTGTGTCAAACATTTTGCAACAAACTGAGATCCGTCACAAAATATTCTTACAGAATCACCTAAAGATGGTCCTGTTTGAAATGTAATTGTAGATGTGTCTGCTTTGTAAATTTGAGCACCTGTTGTAGCTATCTCTTGACCAAAAGCTACAATTTTATCTGTGTCATCTGAATGCTCAGAAACAACATAATTGCCTGATCCATTAGCAGCTTTAACATAAATATCTACATACCAACCATCACTAGCTTGTGCTAAAGATGGAAGAGTTATGGTTAGGCCATCACTTTTGTTTAGACCTAATAGCTTTCCTGAATCTTTTTCTACTAACGCTCTGTCAGCAGTAACTTCTTCGAAATGCATTTTAAAACTATGAAACTTTACTACAGGATCTAATCCTGCAATAACTACTCCTCTATCTGGATTTATATAATTAGACATATTTAATAATATTAAGAGTTAGTTCCTGTAATTTTATTTGTACCCATGTCAATAGCATGCACTAAATAATTAGAACCATCGCTAATTAAATGAATACGACTACCTACAACACCACTTGCTACAAATTGCACCATGTTATTATCAATACTGTTAATAGCTGATGATACATCCATACTAGCACCTTTTATAGCATTAGAAGCGCCACCATCAATCTTTACAGCGTGAGCAGCAGATGCAGTAAGTATGAAAGTAAATTCAATACCAGCTTTAACTGTAGCTAAAGGTAAAGTAATAGTAAAGGCAGAGCCTTGTTGTATAGTAAATACACGACCACTATCATAATCATAAAGAGTAGTAGCTGCCGTAATTGCAGAAATATTTTTTATTTCACCTCTAAACTTAGGCAATCTTCCTTGCCCTGCTTCTGAGGATTTGTTTGATAAATCTAAATAATTTGCCATTTTCTTTTTTTTTAGGCGACATATTGGGAGAGCCGAAGCCCTCCCTCAGTCAAATTATAAATTAATTACGCTACTGATAAGATACCGCAAGATAATGGATTTCTTACAACAATTCCTGATTCAGCTAAAACGTGACATTCAAATTTGTCATCAGCGTTAGCAGCCATCATAGAATTAGAATCGTAAGGATTTACCATACCTGTTACGTACTTCTTAACAAAGCTTCTGTTAGTTCCCTCAGCACCTTTAGTGATAAGTTCTACGTTAGAAACACCATTTGTTTTACCCATATCTAAGAATACCATTTTAGCAGATTCTTTTAGACGGCTATCACCAAATGCGTTAGTTCCTGAAGTAGCACCGTGCATGTGCGCGTCATCAAATACAGGACAATAAGCAACAGTAATCTTGTTACCTAATGCGTGATAAGATGTAAAGTTAGCACCTAAAGATACGTCACCACTTACACCAGACATAGATCCACCAGTCATTGATCCAGAAGGAGCAACTAATAAATCTTTCATAGCTTTATGGAAAGCTAAACGTCCTTCAGTACCTGTGTATACTAACCACTCATTACCTTCAGCACCTTGAGCATTCAAAGAAAGCTTAGCGATAAATTCTGTAATGATGTCCTCAGTAAGAGAACCTGCAGTATAAGTACCTTGGTTTGATGAGTCAATTTGTGCAAGAAGACCATCTCCTATAATTACACGACCATCAGTACCATCAGCTAAAACTTGGTCAGACACATCTTCACTGAAAATGTCTGTGTTAGTAGAAGCGTAAGAGTTAGCAATAGATGCTACAGATTTTTTTCCATACCATCTTTGTAATTCTTGCTCGTACATAAACTGATCCATAAGCTGTTGCTCACGAGTAAAGTACCATAAACGAGAACCGTTGTTTTCAATCCACGTAACGTCAGTAGCATCTTTTCCTGTTACTGTACATTTTTTACGCATAATTGTTAACCAGTTCTTGTGAGTATCTGGGTAAGCCCAATTCTCACCAACATCTGATCCGCTAGATCCGTAAGGGAAAGCAGAACCAATTCTACCAGCTACAGAGTTTGCACCAAATGTAGAAGCGTCAATCATTTCTACAGTATAGTTTGTAGATGATATAGCTGTTACAAGACCTGTACCACCATCTTCAAAACGAATAAGATCGTATTTGTTGTAGTAGTTTACAGCAGCGCCACCTGAAGTGTCACTAAAAGTAACTGTGACTGAAGCACCAGCAGCATGTGTTCCGTTACCAGATTTAACAAATTGCTTTTTATTCAATCTACCCATTACTTTCCACTCGAATGAGTTATCTCCTAAGACTCTCTCAGAAGCATATAAACCTGCTTTTTCTAAAAGCAAAGTTAGTGTGTATCTCGGATATTGAGAAATTAAAGTACGTGCAATTTCAGGATACTGTAGTAACGCGTTGTTTAATGCGTTTTCTGGAGTAGTTCCGTTGCCGTACTGACCATTTGAAAAGGTTAATTTTGCCATTTCGTTATTATTATTTAAAAATTAAAAACTAAATTAAAATTTACTTAGTCATAATCTTTACAATGAGCTTTGCCTTTGTTTAATTATTCCTTCATAAATGCTGCGGGATCAAATCCTTTAGATTTTGGTTTATAATCAGATTTGTTCTTACCGCCACGAGAAGGAGACGAGATAATATCTAAGATACCAGCTTTACCTTCTTCTCTACCTTGGTTACGCAAGATTTGAGCAAACTTATCTTTGTATAGCATAAACATTGCAACCTCCGCGGCATTGCCGTGACTGTTCCAAATATCCTTTTGCATATCACCAGATACGATATACTTGTATGCTTCTTGCATATCCTTCTTTCCAACTTTACCACCCATAAAAGTATTCATATCTTTTAATTGGCGTTGTAGCTCCTTTTTATTATTAGCTATAGCTTCTTTTTTTGCTTTTGACTCTTTTTGTGTTTTTTCTGCATTTTCTGCTCGAGCCTGTTCTAGATATTGATTAATTTGTTTTCTAATTCTAAATGCATCTCTTTTTATTGTGCCAGCATCTTCCATAGAATCTAAAACAGAAACAATATCGTCATCTTCCATTCCGTCATTTTTCATTTCTTCTGACAATAAATCTCTATCAGACATTTTTAAAAATGATTCCATTTTATCAATGATTTCATTTTCTTTAGCAGATTTAATTGGATCTACACCTTGTGCATCCATCTTTCTAACAATAGCTTCTAACTGCTCTTTATAGTTGCTATCAATTTTTAAACCTAAAGATTCAGATACTGCTTTCCAATCTATTTCTCCAGGTTCTTCGCTAACTTCATCTTCTTTATCAGACTCGGCTTCAGTACTCTCTTTTTTTCTAAAGACAACTTCATCCCAATCTTCCTCTTCCTCTTGCTCTTCTTCAGACTCTTCTTCTTCGTTTGTTGGCGATTCAATATCGCTCCAAGCAAAACCATCAATGTCTTCATCATCACCCGATTTAGAGTTATCAACCTCTGTATATGGCTGATCATCTGTGTTAGTATCTACTTTACCTTCTTCTTCACTCAGGAATGCGTTTATATCAAACCCTGTACTTTCTTGCGCTTCATTTTCTGTTGACTGCCCTTCTGCAGCATCAACAATACTTGATTCTTTCTCTGACATATGTTAAATTTTATTTATTAACTATTTGCAAATATAATAAATTATTCACTAACCTTATCCTTGACTTTTTCAAAAGACTCAGATGCAGTTTTATTATTACCACCTGTTTCGCCCTCTTTAGACAAAGTTACTTTCTCCTTCATGTCAGCTATATCACGCTTATTCATGTCGTTGATTTGTGCAACTTTAATATCTGTTTCAGACTGTATATTAGCAACTTTAATTTTAGTGTCGTTGTCTAATTTTTTGAGCTGTGCTTCTCTTTGGAATTTAGCATCTTCAGCTTGTTGTTGAGCAGCCATCATTTGTTGTTGTTGCTCTTGCATTTCAACTTGTTGCTTTTTAACTTCTTCCATACCCATCTCTAACACACGTTCAGCTTCTGTAGCTGTGTCTGCTTTAAGAACTCTAATAACATCAAGTAAATTAACCTGACCAGCTTGTAAAGCCGCTTGTGACAGCTCTGTAACAGATTGTCTTATAGCGTCATCTTTACCAGAGTCACCCACAAATATTGCATAATCATTTAGTGCTATGTCAGGCATAACGCTTAATATTTTACTAGCACCATCGCCTAATATCAAAGAAGCTTTTTTACCTTCACTCCAGGCCATCTTCATTAACTCGCATACTCTTTGATATACTTGTTTTTTCACCTGCCCGTGCGCGTGAAACCAACTTTCTGTAATTGTAGCTGACTGCACAACGCTACGCTGTACATTACCTACGTATTCGTATTGACCAACAGCACCTTCTCTTTGTTTTGTAACACCAGAAATCTGACCTGCAGTATCCTCTAACATTAGCTTTAAATTAATTAACTGTTGTACAGAGTTAGATAATGTAAAGTCTACTTGACTAAATTGATTAAAGTTTGCTATTTGTCCACCTTCATCTTTAGAGTTAATTGGAATGATACCATCTGTTTTAAGGTGGTATAATACAGTTTGCATGTCCATACCAAGATTAGTAGGTAGTTGAGATACATCGTATATTACTGCTTTACCACCAGACCTAGCCATAGCTAGTTCTATATGATACATAACAATATTGTATAACATTTGTATGTTCTTTAGCATACTAACCATAGAAGACTTTTTACCTGTAGTATTATTTTTTATTAAGCCTACGTATGACAAGTGCGCGCTACCAGGATCATCAACAGACCTAACTTGATTTGGTCTTCTACGACAATCTACAAGTATTTGACCTCCAATTTTAGTACCCGTCCATATATCATCTACATACTTAGTTCTTATTACATCTTTTTTCTTTTCTTTATAGTTGTCTGGAACAAGTTTGTAGAAAGGTCTTTCTGGATCATACTTATTAGGAGATATTTTAAAGCGTAATGCTTTTATTGATTTCCACTCACAATGTATTACCCTTAATCTTGCAGCATCACCTTGTTGCCATTGTATCCAATCTATAGAAGTATTGTAAGATGCGTAGTCATTATGAGAAGATATTTGCGTCATTTCATTTAGGAACTTAACATCATCTTCAGATAACTGATCTCTAAATTCATCTAACACTTCGTTTGCAGTTAGAAATCTTTCTTCTCCAATCCATTGGCAATCATCTAAAAAGTCACTATCTGTATTTGTGTCGTATGCAATACTTCTAGGATCTACTCTTCTAATAAATGGATCTCCATTTTTGACGTGTATTTTGTAAAACTCATTTCCTGTTACAAGTAAATCTCTAAATCCAGCTTTAAATATTTCCCTGTAACCATACTTATTATTTAAATACTCTAAACCATCTTGAGCAACCTCTTCTACAGCTTCCTTGTAGGTATACTCCATGTATTTGTTAATATCGTCAGGTATTGGCAACTCGTCTAACATAGTCTTAACTTCAATACCCATTTTGTTAATCATCTCTTGCTTCATCTCTTCAGTAAACTTTTTTAACTGAAGTTTTATTTTCATATCCTCTTTACGAATTGTAGCATCTTTATTTGTAGTTACCACCTTCATATCCATAGGTCTACGTAATTCTTCGCCTAACAAAAGATCTATTTTAGGCTGAATAATTGGATAATTAACAAGTCTGGCTGGCTGAGCAAATCCATATTGCTCTGTTAAATATTCATAATCAGAATGTTCAAAATCTCCATTGTATATAGAGTAATTCTGTATGTCTTCATAAACACTATTTTCAAACAAACTGTTGTCTTCGTAAATGTGTCCTGCTATAGCATCTATCATTTGTTCGCACCAAGCCTCATCTTTTTGTGAGTCTGGAAGCAGCTGTGATGGAAATTTGTATGAGTTACTTTGCATAATTAAAACGTGTAATTTTCTTTTATAATATTATTATTATTAGCTTTTACAGGAACTCCGTTACGACCACGGACATACCTACTAAAGCCAATGTCTTTTACTTCTTTATCTTTTTCCCTTGCCTGTCTTCTAAAATTATCTATGTTGTGTATTAAACATATACCAAAAGCCATAGCTCGGTCTGTATTTTTTGTTCCATATGAAGTTAGCTCTTCTATCAAATCTAAAAACCATATATCTTCTACACTTTCTCTAATGTAATCATCTATAAGGTCTTCCATAAGCGCTTTGACTTGCTTATTCATATGTACACCATATCTGTTTCTTGTTTTTGTGTTTGGAGCATGTGCTGACTCAGGTTTTTCTTTTAAGTATTGCAATGCATTCATACGCTTAAAATAATCTAGTATACCTATCTTAGTATATTCAACTAACATTTTAGCGTTATAATATACGGCTAATTTCAAACAACCATCCCAAAAATCTTCTTTTTTTTCTGGTCTTTCAGTATAGTCAGCAATAACCATATCTCCAGGAGTTTCTGTATTTAAAAATCTACGATATATAATTGCAGAACCTAATGAAGTTGTAGATCCAGCTTGGTCTTGGTCATAAGAGTCAATGCCACCTATATCCAAGTCAGCAAAATCTGGATTTGGATGGTGTAGTATTTTATAAGGTCCATCAGGATGTGGTCTCCACTTTACAACAAAGTCGTCGCCTCCTGCAAAATCCCAATCTAAATATCCAGTCTGTATTTGACTTCTGTAGTCTTTACTAGAAAGTATTCTTGATCTTTGTGCATTTAATCTAGAATTGTCAAACCTAGCTGTTTTAGTATTTAGAAACGCCTCCTGTATTTCTAGTGGATAGTTTTGTATATGAAGATTAAAAGCCTCTCTATCACCTGAATTAGAAATAGTTTCTCTTTCTTCAAGCAAAACTTTTCTAGCGCCCTTTTCATCTTCCTCTCCTGTAACTGTATTAAAATATCCATAGTAAGCTCTAGAAGCAGGTATAAACATAGGTATTAGGTTGTAGGCTTCTGACTCATAGTACATGTCCATAAAATCCTTAGAGGCTTTGCTAATGTCACCACCAGTACCCCCTATGACTGGTACGCCAAATTGAACATTACCATCCATGAAGCAAGCCTTAGAAGACATGTATGCATTTTTAAGGTGCTTGAACTCTCCCGCCTCTTCAAATACCATTAAAGACACACGTTCACCCTTAAATACCTCTGGATTATCCATTGTACGACATATAACTGTACTTTGAAATCCACCTACTTCCCATTTACCATCTTTATTTTTTTGCTTGTATCCAGAGCGTAATATACCATCTGTATCTTTTAATACAGAGTGTTTAAAATTACTATGGATTCCGTTTAGACCTTTTTTTGTTTTATCAAAGAATGCATCTGCTGTAGCTTGTAGTCCTGCCGCTATACCAACATCATTGTAAGGAAAAAATGTATATTCGTGTGCAATAAGACCAGAGTTCATATAACTAAAACCTTTATCCCTAGCTTTAATTACAATCATTCCTTTACCCTCATCTTTACAGGTTTGATATAAATCAAAATACTCATGATCCATTTCTCTATACCACGGACTTATTAAAGTTTTTCTAGAATTTTTTTCACCATCATTACCAAGTATTTTATAATAATTTAAATAAAAATAATATTTGCCAGAAATCTTTTTCATTCCCTTAGGCTTGTATCCATTTATACACCTATCCATTTCTCTATCCCAATACTCTTGATATTCTACAGATTCAGGGTTTAGATCTGGATGGCCGTTATTGGCTATTGGTCTATATTTTTGTGGATCAGCTTTTGCCATTATATTAAACTAGTTAATATGTAATATACTATTAATGGAAATATTGTAGCTAATACATCCCATTTATCAAACATTCCGTAATCTAAATAATCATATACTTCTTTTGATATACCAACAGCTAATACTGATAGAAAAACATCAGTTTGTGACATACCCATTTCAGTAAATATTAATGCAAATATAATACCTGCCGCAGCGTGTTTATATTTATCTTTTCCTATATTTTTAAAATAATTCATATTCCCATACTAAAGTTATAGCAACATCTCCTTGCGCTGTATTATTTCTTACAAAGCTTACACCTATTTGGTCTCCAGCTGAAAATGTGTTACCAGTTGTAAAGTCAAATGCTACAGAGCTATATGCTGTGGACATGTCTGCTGTAACATTAGTTGTTACATCGTCTGTACTATTGTCATTAACAAACACGCTAGAAGTACCATTATCTATTCTATGGAATCTAACCTGCGCAGAACTACCGTAAGCTACAGTAGAATGTACGATAGCTTTTTTCAATATACCACCGTAAGGAGCTATAGTTCTATGTGTAACGTTAGGTGCGGCTTGTTCACTACTACCAATAAACGGTACCCAATAGTCTTGACTTGCAGAACCAGCTGCCCCAAAAGTAAACGTATGATGCGTAGTAGATATTTGTTTTTGCACACTACCAGTTAAAGATATGTTACCAGCAACTTCTAGCTTTTCAGAAGGTGATGTTGTGCCAATACCTACGTTTCTGTTGTTTGTG